GGATTTTCGTGGGGCACTTTGTCTTAGGCGCGGATAAACCCGTCTTAGAGGAAGCGATGAACTGTACGACATCCCTTGAAACCTGGGATGATTCTATGGTGGCCCATTACCTAGCGATGTGTCATCTTGCTAAGAGTCCGGGAAAGACAGACGACGGGGAAGGAGGTCAAGGATTCATGGGCCTTCAGTTCGCAGCCTTCTTCTGGACGAATGTAACAGGCGGGTACAAAGAGTGTCGTGGCTTACATTGTGAAGGTCCTTGTCCGTCCCATGATGTTTTTGGTTATTGCGCCGTCGATGCCTATGTGGGCCTAGAAGCCTTTGACCGCTGCCTAGAATACATGGACACAACCGGAATCCCCCGGAGGGTCTACGAGGAACACAAGGAACTGGCCCTCAACTTTTGTCTCGCGGCCCAAAAGCGTGGCATGATCGTGGACCTCGAATTCGCGGGAAAGCTTGAGAAAGACATGGAGAAGCGAAAGGAGGAGCTATTCCCAAAGGGTAACAATCGCTTCAACCCCCGTAGTAATGTTCAAGTTCTGGGGTGGTTTAAAAAACATGGGGTAACGCTAGAGGCGAATGATAAAACCACCATAGAATTGACCCTGGAATCGCGTCTATTTGACGATTACGGAATCTCCTCCATAGGGGATGTAACAGAGGAGATGGAATTGGATGAAGTAACTAAGGCGCTCTATGACCTATACACCTTTAAGGTAATGGGGAAGGGAATAGACGCCTGGATTGCGGATAAGTATATAACCTATGAAGATTCCTAAAGTTCACGCGAGATGGGTATTCACAGGGGCCTCTACTCTTCGCCTATCATCCTCAGCCCCAAATCTAACCAATGTTCCTAATAGAGGATGGGGGAAACAGGTTAAGAAAATCTTCATCCCGCCGCCCGGTAAAATCTACCTATCCACTGATTCGAGCAATCTGGAGACGCGCATCGTTTTAGACAACTCCGGGATTGATTCGAGGACAATTGAGAAGGATGCTTTCGCGTGGCTCGTAAAACAGGCCCCGGAAGCATTTGAACTAGCGGGAAAGATGGCGAATAAATCGCCTCGTGATATGGCCAAAATCGTATCCCACGGGTCAAATTACGGGGCAGGGATTAAGCTATTTGATCCATACGAGGTGGGGACGCCTGCGGTTAAGAAATTATTGAATAAGGGGGCACTAGAGATATTTCCGGACTGGCTTTATTACGGAAAGGTAGTGGGCTTCACCGGGGTAAAGATGGCAGAGATTCTGTTTAGATTAAACACTAAGACACCCTACGAAGAAGCCATGGCGTTACGTAAGAAGGCTCTGGAAATCCAACGGTGTTACTTTGACAACTTCCCCATTCGTCAATGGCATCGTAAGATTTTCAAAGAAGCCGAGAGGGGTTATATACAAACTCGTTGGGGATCTTATCTTGCCCTCATGGAGAGTCCGGTAGAGAATGCTAAGATTGCGGCGGCAAAGATTGGGCAGGGGGAAGGAGCAGAGTATGTTCAAGGGAAGCAATTAGAGATTCTTCGTAAGGTGTGCGCGTTGGATAGGGATGTGACGATGGACGCCCAGGTACATGATGAGATTCTACTTTGTATCCCGAAGACATACCCAAAGGGGAATATTAAGGCGATTATCGATATCCTCCATGGGGAATCCCATCGTATCCCTGGGTTCTACTGCCCTTGGAAAACGCGCCTTTGCCCTACTTGGGGAACGAAGTTTAAGGACAATTGTTCATGCAAGGTGGGGGCGGAGTTTTACCTTCGTCCTACAGGGAGTGATCTAGTATGGACGTGTGAGAAGTGCGAGAGGGAGGAAGAGTTTATGTGGCCGTAAGCGGGGAGAGATGAAGGAGATTGAATATGACTACAAGTGGTAAGATTTACAAGATCCGCCATAAGGAAATGGGAAAGTTCAAGTGCGCCGGATATGATGAAAAGTGGAGTAAAAACGGGAAGGTGTGGGGGAGTATGGCCGCACTGAAAGGACACCTACATAGAGTGGGACCTAAGCCAGATACAGGTAATTGGGGTACCTACTATATGAATCATCCTATGTGGGAGATTATAGAGTACGACATTACTGGGAAAAGTGAGCCCAAGGTAATCACACTATGCTGATGGATTTCAAAGGAACCTGGAAAACGCGCTCAGGTCATGTAGCCACCGTTGATTATGAAAAACATGATAACTGGTGGGGCCATGTGGCCGGGAATAGTGGAGATGATTATGTGTTCTGGAATTTAGACGGTAGATGTGAGAATACTGTAACCGTAGGGGAAGAATCTAAACGATTAGATTGTTACGATCTCATGGAACGAATCTCAGAGAGATGGTCTAAGGAAAGGAGCGGCGGAGAGTAAATTTGACGTAACCCCCTGGAAAATGATACGATCTTTAAAGGAGTCCTTTTATACAACGATGCCCAAGAAGATCAAGAAAATCACAACCGAGGGGGATAACCCCACACGTATAACCCGAGATGAAGTACGAATCTCTTTGAATAACGCAAACGCGCACGCGATGAACTACCTTGAGTGGTATTTAAGGTGCGCCGAGAATCAGATTAAGACGGACGGGAATGGTAAGAAAATAACGAAATTGCCGCCCCGAAGGTTTGCCTCGTTTGCCCGTGAGTTGGTGAAGCCACTTATGGAGATGGTAGATGAGCGCCTCATACTGAAAGAGGAACTCGTGGTGGCGCTAGTGGCGGGCGCGATTATGGTTCAGCAGCGAGAGAGTTAAAAAATAACCTGAAACGAAGAACGAAGGAGAATCCACGAATGAGTCGGATCGTGTCAGAAACGGAGATGTTGGATTTCATTACATTAGATTGGCCCACTATTGAGGTAGATTACTCAGGTGTAGAGGTAACCCGTCTCGAACCCGGCCAAGGAGCGCACAATATGTTCTTTGGGAAAACCGCCCAAGAAGCGCTTAGGAAGGCTATCCTGACTCCCGCCTTCAAGGGACCATACCCAATGGATTGGAGGAAGATGACGACGGAAGAGAAGTTAGCCGCAAATGTTGATGGCGCGCCCTTTGATAAAGAATTACTAAAGAAAGAGAATCCACAGATGATGAGTAAAAACGACGAATGCTAAATGACACGAAGGTGAAGAAATTCGTAGCCCTTTTCGATATCCACTTCGGATTCGAGAAAAAATACGATGTGCGAAGCGGGCGATTTAAGGAGAAACCCACCCACGACTTACGTTTCCTCCAACAGATAATGCACTTCGTTAGTGACTTCCGCCCCGACACTGTGATCTTAGGAGGGGATCAATTTAACTTCGACACCCTACGGAACAATCGAAGAGGGGAGAAGGAGGCGATTACTCGCGATATCGGGGATATCAAGCGGGCTTATCTTATAGCGAAGGATAACCTCTTTAACCCCCTCAATCACTACCCTTGGATGAAGAAGGTTGTCATTCGAGGAAACCACGACCAACGCCTTGAACGTTATCTACGTAATAACCCGGAATGGGCGGGCCTCATCGAACCTCAGGATAATCTCAATCTCATCACGAGTGATTGGGAATGGCTTAATTACGGCGATGTCTACCGGATGGGTAAGTTAAATTTTATCCACGGTGAGACGTTGAGGTGTAAGGCAGCGGACAGTGCTAAGCTCGCGGCGGCACGTTACCTTAAGAACATTCGTTTTGGTCACTTTCATACCTTCGCGGCGGCGACCCTCTACTCCGCGATTGATGAGGATATCAAAACTGCCATATCAGTTCCATGCTGTTGTACGCGGGATATGGAGTGGATGGGGAAGTCGCCGAATACGTGGATCCAAGGGTTCCTATACGGCTACGTGTGGCCCTCGGGGAATTTCGCGGATTACGTAGTGATAAGGGGGAATAAGGGGGCGTTTGTCGCAGAAGGGAAGGAGTATAAATAAGGTGATTGGTAAAATCTGCGTCTCCATAACGATGGTAAACTTCCTCGTAAGTGCCTTTCTATGTTACAAAATAGGCACCCACGAAGTGACATTAACGAATCTTAATAAAACCCTCTCGGACGTTGTTGCGTTTTGCAATGACATTGGGCCGAAAGTAAACGTTTTGACACAGAAGAAGGATCAGAAATAATGACAAAAGAACAATACCACGAGGACCTCGCCCTAAAAGCCTCCAAAGTCCTCCGTACCCTACGAGAGAAGGGTGAAGGTTATAATCCCACCGAAGGCGACGAATTCGATCCCTTCTATAATTATGCTCTAGGAGGTGAACTCGCAGGAGTGACCCAGGAACAAGCCATGATCTCCCGGATCGGAGAAAAACTCGTTCGCCTGGGCACCCTCATCAAACACCCCTCGCGTAAAACAACGGAGACGATGAGTGAAACTGCGCAAGATATCGTGGGAATCTCACTCATGCTCTGGAAGTCCACAGAAACCCTCTCAGAACCACTTGATGAGCCCGTTTCTACTATCGAAGTAGTAACTCCTGATGTAGTAACTAAGGAAGAAGAATCACCTCTCGTAAGTGAGGAACTCGTAGAGAAATCCCCCGCCATGCAACTTTTGATGAAATGGATTGGAAAATAATATGAGAAAACTAGAGGATCACATCGTAAGTGGGGATCAGGCGGTTCAACTAGAGATTGAAGTAACCGATCAACCAGGACAAGGCGGGGCAAATCATAAATACGAGGTGACCGGATTTGATACATCAAAAAATCTCTCTAAGGTGGGGGATAATGGGTTTGGTCATGAATTTTCACGGATGGTGGTCCTTTTCCAAAACGGTCCCATTAAGGAATTCGGTGTCAATGGGATCACTCAAGAGGCGCTGTTGGCTATTGTGATTGATCGCTTACGTTCCTTTCAATCCCATATCTTTGCTTGTCGCGAAAATGCTATCGCCTTGGAAAAATGTGAGGAAGCACTAATGTGGCTCCAGCGCCGCACAGTCGCCCGAATCAAGCGCGGAGTTGAAGGCACCCACGAGAAGTAACTTAGAACCCTGAGAATAAATGAAAATTAACTTACAAGGAGAATCCATGGTGAAACACAAGGGAACATAATGAATGAGTGAGCAAAAGCTCCCGTTGAAAATATCCGATCTCCTCTCCATGACGTTTCCGCAAAATTCGTTCTGGATTGAGCCCGCGATATTGCCAAAGGGAGGGACCTTGTTATTCGGGGGCGCGGCCAAGACGGGCAAGTCCTTTATTATGTTAGAGTTAGCGCGAGCCCTTTCAACGGGCACCCGTCCCTTCTCTTCCTCCATTTTCTCAGTTCCGGGGAAGGCGAAGGTCTTAGTTATAGAACAGGAACTGGGGGAAAGGGAGTCACAGAGTCGGTATTCAAATCTACTAAAGAACACCCGCCCAAGTGCGTATAACGATTATCTCTATAACCTCTCCAAGGTGCCTTCGATGCAGTTAAATTCTAACGAGGGGCTTAAGTACCTCTATGATGCGATAGATCACGTTCAACCAAATGTGGTCATCCTAGATCCCATCTCAATGTTCCATGGGTTTGATGAGAATTCAAATACTGAGATCGGGGATCTTTTCAAGAGACTTGAGAAGATTAAGGGGGCGTTCTCTCACCTCTCACTTTCGCTGATTCTCTCTCACCACTTTAAGAAGCCCTCGGTGGGGCCGTATAAAACGGATACGCTCTCACCTTATAACTTCTCCGGTAGTCAACGGTGGTTTAATACCCCCGATACCCTAGCTACGTTCCATCGGGGGAAGACTTTGAAGGACAAGAGCGGGTGGTTTCTAGACAGTCGATGGATACCGCGAATGGGGAAACAACTTGACGATATTACCTTCTTGATTCGCCCCGAGGATGAAGACTGCCAAGTCCAAGTCCACAGTGGGGGAGGGGATAAGGATGGAGCGTGCGGGCCTACTACCCTGGGTAACACGTCCTCCTCTAAGTTACCATTTGTGGTATCGCGAGAGAGGGAGAAGGAAAGAGAGATAGATTAAAAAATAACCCCCAAGGGCCTTACAGGGGCTTCTGGGGGTTTTCTTTTACTTCGCTAGCATTATCCCAAACTTCTCCATAAGAGACTTGATAAGTTCCGGGGAGTTAGTGGGGAGGGCGGAAGCTTTTTTCTTTCTAGCCTCTTCTTCGATCAGCGCTTTCTCCGCCCCCTTATTAGTTTTCCTCATCTTCTCCAAATCCCCGTCTGGAATCAACTTCCGTATCTTAATAGGGATGTCGCCAAAATTTCGCCCCTTAATAGAGAGCGCCTCCCCAATGATATCATCTGGATCTAAATCAGCAACGGAGAATTTTTTATTCGCCGCATCCGGGGGAATGGACCCATTCGCATACATGGCCCTAAGGTCCTTCTTAGTAGCTGATACTTTATCCTTAAGATAGCTAACACGCGGGGCGATGTAATCACCGGAAAGTTTTGCCACTTCTTCAGCATCATCCGGGGAGTATCCTTTACGGATTAAGTGCCCCTCCACTAGCTTTTGCGTAGCAAGGGTAAGCATGGCTGAGAGGGCAATAGTGGGGGCATCCGTAGTTTGAGGAAGCATTCCCTTAATCCTCTCCATTTCCTGCCCAAGCGCTTGTAGACCCGTGGCATCCTTTTGGATATCAAATCCAAGTCCGTCCATAAGTTGTGTGAAGCGAACCTTGAATTCTCGCGTATCCGCGTCCTGATCTATTCCAGGGAATAAGCGCCGAAGGGCCACATCTGGATTTGCAGACTGGGGGGCCATCTTCTCTGTTAGGAAATTAGGTAAGAAGGATTCACCTACCTTTTGATCCGCCGCGATAGGGTTATTTCCCGCCCCAAGAGCTTTATCTAGAACTCCAGTGGCCCCCGCTTCGAGCATGAAGTGAGAGCCTGTGTTTAATTTAGTACGTAGATTGGAAGATAGGTTTGTATCCTTAATACCTCCCCCTGATGCAAATACCCCATCCTTCCCCTTGGGAGAATTGGGATTGCGATCAATTGTATATCTATAACCAAGCCGACGACGGCGTTCATCTTCCTTTATTTGAGCCGGGGGGAGGTTAAGATTTAACGCCTCGGTAGCTTGGGCAACCCGGGTGTTTTTGTCTTGGGTATTCTTGATGGCCTCATTTACAATACCAGGAGCGCGCATTTCTGGCCGCGATTGAACCGCAGCTTGGGCTAGCTGTTGGCGCACAGGAGAATTAGAACTACTCCCTTGCCCTCCCCCAAGAAGCCCGCTTTTAGCGACCATATCATCAAATACCGCCGCGTAGGGATTTGCTTTAGTTGACGTAGATGTTGTGGGGAGGGGAACCTTTTGATTATTCGCATCTATTCCCCAAGTTACACCAGTTCTAGTCGTTGATTCATTTCCCCGCGCCCCACGAGAGATGATTCCCTTCATGAGGAGAGTTTTGTTAATACGTTCCTGTACTTTTTCTGGATCAGGATCTTTGCCCCCATTTGCGGCCTTCTCCATTTGATAGGCGTCTTGATATTCGCGAGAGCCATAGGGGGCAAAGAATTTATTCCGAAGATTCTGCCCTTCAGTCTGGGAGTCTATAAGTGCCCCCTTCTTCTTATTCATGTCCTGAACGCCCTGAATTTGCATCCCCCTAAGGACATCCCCGAATCCTTGGGCTACGTCTTTTTGATCCAGGGCACGCGTTCTCAGAGCCACATCAGCGGCATCTTTATCTGTCTTTTGGTTAATCTGGGCGTTCTTAGCCGCAAAGGTATTCTGGGTATTTATCGATCTTCCAATCTCCGTCCCCTGGTCCTTAAGGAGGTTATCGAGAAGTTGCATAGCTTGGCGCTGTTGGTTGGCCCCCACGCCCATATCCCGAGTTTTGTAATCACTTAGGGAGTAGTCGATGTTACGGAAAAAATTACCGATCTTCGATTTCCCGCGCCGGTCCTCTTGTTTGGCTTCATTCGCGAGCGTATTTGCGGTGATGGGTTTTATTCGGCGGCCCTCAGTATAGGTGACGTCGCCCGTAGAGGGATTTACCTCCGGGTCTTGCGTTTTTTGTGATTTAAAGAGAAGTCCTAGGAGGTAATCCCGGAGTTCTTCTCTTTTATCAAGATTCGTAGTGAGACGGGATTGGTAGTCTTTGATCTGATTTTCATTAAGAAATATCTGATCCACAGAAGGCATCCGTTCATCGCGCCTAGCAGCGAGATCATTGAGGCGCTTTTCAAACTCCTCCCTATCTTTCTTACGTTGTTCTTCGGCGCGCTTACGTTCTTCGATTAGATTATATTCTTCGGCCATCTATTATCCCCTTCCAAATAATCCCGTATACCCACCGCTGCCCATTAGATTCTGAGTACCATTTAGATACTGGAGTTGTTGACCTAGGATACCCGCATAGGGGGCTTGGGAGAGTGCCCATGCGGAGTTGTTATTCCCGATTCCCTGGTTAAGATTTGAGAGGAAATCATTAAAGGCGGTGTTCATTAGGGTGCGGTTTCCTAGATCGTTATTCGCAAATCCAACGGATGTACTACCGTAATTATTTAACCCATCCTGGCGCGTTTGGGCGAGTTGTGCAGCGATGTTACCTAACCCAACGGCGTAATCCTGGCCTTGATTATTCACATTCGCGGCACTGTCTAAGAACCCTCTCATATTCGTGAGCCCCTGATTTGTCATCGTGGAGCCTAGGGTCATCCTCGTAGAAGCGTCATCCGTAGCCGTTTTAAAGATATTCGCATATTGCCCGAGGCGATCATTTGCGATTCCGAGGGCATTAGAAGATAACCCGAGGGCATCATTCATGTTTTTAATGGCCCCATTGTATCCTTCTAACCCACTCGCCATTGCTCTACCCCCGGTACTCATGATATCCGCCCCAGTAGTCATAGAGGAACCGTAACGAGACGCGGCGTTATCACCTGCTCCGGTTACTAATTGCCGGAAATTATCCATCATAGTATTACCACGCGAAGTTTGTTGTTCGGAGGCTTTCCCGAGAGCATCTAGGACGCTGTTTCGATCCGTGGAGTATTGGCCCTGGTATTTGGTTAGCTGTTCTAAGGCGGATGAGATGGCCGCTAGATTGGCATTGGATTGGGACTGACCACGACTTGCCGCACCACCCAGGGCATCTAGGTAGTTCTTCTGTGAGGCGCTGGTGGCGTTCATGATATCCGAAAGAGCACCCAAGCCCGCACTTTGAGATGAAACATTCTGTCCCCGTTGCGTTGTGGCACTCCCCAACATGTTGCCAAAAAGTTCGCTCATAATCTTCGCCATCCCTTGCTGATTCGAGGCGTTCGCGATTTGGGCCTGAAGAGATCGACCAGCGGCACTATCCGCAAGTTGGGCATTAGCAGTGGAGGCTTGGGTGGCGTTATTTGCGTCTGCGATATTCATGTTGCCGAAGATTTGCTCACGACCGAGTTTGAGTTGCCCGAGAGCTTTGGCAAGATCCGCGCTCATCCCGTCCCTACTTAGACGAAGCTCGGTGTTCTTCATGAGAGCATCTTTCATCGCCTCACTTTGGGCTCTCATGGAATCCGATGCGAAGGAGCGAATAGCGGAATCCATCTGGCCCCCACCAGCAATCGTAGGCGCGGGACCCCCCATTGCTGCGGCCTTCTTGATAGCGGCCATCCCAGCTTGATTAGCATTTCCAGCGGCGGTATCACGAGCGAATGAAATCACCTGATCGTCACTCATGATGGGATTTGAATCAAACTCTGCGAGGGCCTTCTCCAAGTATTCTTGAATTTTCGGATCAGCGGGGCCAAGATCCCTACTCATAGGAGTATAACCAACCGAACCACCCCCTCCACCTCCGGTAATTTGATTGGAACCCATCCCCTGAAACTGACTCATGAGATTATTCCCCTGGGACATAAATTGGGCGAACCAAGGAGCAAGAGCATTCACATCCTGGCCCGCCACTCCCTGGGCGATTCCCATGTTTTGCTGGGCATCGGGGGAGGTTCCAAATGCGCCGGGGAAGGAGGCGTTTATGATGGCTTGATCATTCCCCGAGATATTGGGCCGATTCTGTAACCCTTGTAACGTATTCTGCGTCGTCTGGAATCCTTGGGCCGTGAAAGGATTATTCATTAACCCCTGAATTGCCTGTTGTCCGGTAGCACCTAGGATGGATGAAGGATCTTGATTATAGAAATTCTGCATCCCCCCAATCCCTTGCATTCCGACGTTAAATTGGGCCTGTCCATTTTGATCCCAACCCCCGGTCTGTTGGGCGTTATTTATTAACCCCTGGCCAAACCCCATAGTTTGCTGACCCTGACGGGAGAGGGCATCGGACCGGGATAATCCACCTGCGGCGGTATCGCGATTTTGGAATCCGGCGTCGAATAGGGCTTGGGTATTCCCATCCATTCCCCCGTTCCTCATAAAATACGACGCGACATCGGAGGCATTTTGGGTATACGGGGTCATCCCGTTATTCTGTAGAATGTTCCCCCCGATATCGAGGAGGTTCGCGATGTAAGGATTTGCCGTTGAACCGTGGCCCATCAAAGTATCAAAGAGCCCTTGGGAATTGGGAGTCATCCCCCCGCCCTGAACGGCCCCGAGTAACTGTTCAATGGAGGAACCTAATTGGCCGTTATTTTGCTCTAGATTTGACCGAAGGTAATCTAGGACGGGATTATCATAATTGGGAGTATTGATCTTATCAAACGCGCCCCGGTAGTCCCCGATCCCGGAGTAGAACATCCCCTGAAGACCATCGAACTGGTTCTGGTAGTTCTGGTTATTATTGAAATATTGTTCTAGAAGTTGCTGATAAGCATTCTGGATATACCCATCAGGTAGTCCATTATCATTAACATACCCAAGGATATTCTCCCCCGCCGCTAAGCGATCTTCTCTGGCGCGATTAGCTTGATTTCGGCTCCAAAAGGCCCCAAGTAGATTAGCACCGGCATTAGCTAGTGCGGCTGGATCAATGGGTACTGGCGGCATTTTATATTACAATTCTCCTTACTATTCCATTTTACCATCGAAACAAGCCTTGCAAAGGCCCATCAGAATGAGGTAATCATCGTCACTTTCCGGGTCTGCTTTGATATTAAGTTCCTCTTGGGAATACTTAATCATCTTCACTTCTTCGCAGTCTTTACAAGTGAAGCGCCGAGTTACTGTTGCCATTTTTCTCCTCCTCTCCCTTCGGGTCAATTTGCCGAAGAAGATTATATTCTAACGTATAAGCCACCATTGGTTCCCGATCTTATCCGCCGTTATCACGTAACTCATGTAGGCGGCGGGCGTAGCGAGTGTGGCGGCACTATCGATATTCTCGGGACCGCCTATCGTCATCGTGTTGACGTCCGTTGAAATTTTCTTAAACGTGTGAATAACACCAGAAAGGGTGGTTGAAACCGGAGGTAACGTAGCGAGTACATTCCCTGCCGTGGTATCGATGAGATACGTTGTGGATGTAGTAAGGGAGACGTTGAAATCGGCGCTCTTCCTCTCGACAACACTACCAAGGGGAGTCACATTAACGGCCACAGAAGACTGGAAATCTAGGAGGGATAGAACCCCGGAGGAGTGGAGAGTGGCGGCAGTTATCACAACGGTGATGGGTTGTGAGGCGGGGATGAATAATTCACCGGGGGATGTAGAGAAGACGTGGGTAGCCGCAAACTGGGTAAGTGTAAGCTGACTTACATCCTTGGGATTAAACGTCGTCGTTAAAACGGCGTAGTCCGACGAAGCCCACACCTGGAGTTGAACCTTATCATTCCTCGCGAGTTGTTCCCCGTTCCAGCCCACCACAACCTTAGCCCCTCCAATCGCCGGGGCGTTAGAAAGTAACTTAAATCCGGTAACGGAAGGGATGCGCTTTCCCGCTCCTGGTTGGGGTAATAAACCCCCTCCCTCAAAGGCTTTGGATTGGTTTAGAAGACGCCCGTAGTCGCTTTGAAACTGGGAGATATTACCCTTGGAGGACTTTTCCTTGGGCACCATCTCGGTAATCATATCCCGGATGCGGGCCATATCTATAGGAGACATCCTAACTAGACCTCCGTAGCTGTATAGTGGGGCTCAAATTCGACCACGAAACCGTATAGTTCAAGATATTTGCCGCTTTCGCTAAAGATACTTAATTGAATCCGATAGCAATCAATATCTGTCGAATACACATGAATAGAATAAGACCCCGGAGATTCGTATTGAATTCGAGGGGGATCATGGGAGGTTAATTGCGTGGAGCCGCCGATGTTATCGTGGTTGAAATATACGAGTGGTGCCGCATAATCACCCCCGGTTGGGTAAGAGAAGGTAAACACTCGGGTACTCTTTACATCCCTCGTGGGGCGGTTGAAGGTATTCACGTGATTCCCCGGAGGAACGCGAATGGGCATTGTGTAAAGAAACGCCTGGACTGGGGTTTGGGTGCCGTTAATCTGGAGATCTGTGGGGGCCACTAGGTTATTCTCCCGAAGTTGAGTCACAATCGAGGACCCAGTGGTGCCGATTGAGATGAATACTCCGGTGACAAGAGAGGAGTTCGCCTCTGTCGCAGCGAATGCGGTTACAATTCCCCCGATGGTCCACCTGGAGATCCACATGGGTTTGCGGCGCTCCTTACTCAGTTGGACATCATAGAGGTAGATCTCTGAGGTTACTTCGGTTGGATAGGCAGTGGAGGCGAGGAATAGGTACTCCTGGGTGGCCGTTTTGTAAAAATATAACGAAGCCCACCTAGATGAAGTGATGGCTTGGCCCCCAGTTAAGGGCATCGGATCGGAGATTCTATCGATAGTGTTACCGTTATCGGTAATCATGTAGATAGCCCCGGAGTTCGCGATAAACGCGATGTTGCCATTAGATGAGGCGGCGGTGGCGTTTAGTTCCGTTTGACGCGCGCCTACATCAAATACTTTTGTCACATAGAAGGCGTCCTTAGTGGAGCCAAACATCCGGTAAGTGGCTTTCGTGGTGAAAATCCAGAGAGATTCGTTATCACTCACGAGGCCTGTAATAACGTCATTGAAGACTTGATAATTGGCCCCGCCCTCCTCAAGATCCGTAGGGAAGGCTTCTTCGGGAACGCCACTACGAAGTTCCTCAAAGGCGGAGAATACGAGATAATTAGCGACCGCTATAAAGATACGTCGCGAGTGATTCGCCATCGCGTAGGAATTGGGCGTAGGATCATCAACACCGATTACCTGGGGAGGGACTACGGTGGGGGGAGGGGAGTTAGACGTAAGCGTGGGCGAGAGAGTGAAGGTGTCGATTTTAAGATCCGGCACAGGATCGTTATATGTCGAAGAGGTCCCACCAGTGCCAAAGGAATCATCGTAATAGGTAAACGTACCTGCGCCCGGATTCGCAATCTCTTCGAGTAGATAAAAATCTCCCCCACCATCCGTAGATCGGTAAACGACAATCGTGGGGATGTTCGTAGTATCGGCGTCCCCTACGAGAGTCATCTTAGGGATCATATCGAGGAACGCGAGAGTATTTGAGGGCATCAGGTCGGGATTGTATTCAATCGGTGCCCTATTAGAGATTGCGCCCGTTATTGATTTATACGCGTAGGAATAAGACCACCCGAATTTCACAATAACCTGATGGTCACTTGCGGCCCAATCGTAATAGCGTACAACGGTCATATCCGCGTGTTCGGAAGCGAGAGTGGCCCCATAGGCGCGCGTCACCGTAAAGGTGGTTGCTGCCTTAGCGGTTACATTCATCTGTTCCGTACCGACCCAGATGGTGAAGGGTGCGGCGGGGAATGAGGCGGTTGAGGTTACATTAAGGGTAGTGGCTGTCGCATCCACGGCGGCTGTTAACATCGTGATAGCCCCACTTAATCTCACGGGGGTATCTGGCCCCAAAAGCCCCCACGGTTTAGTTACTATTGAGCCCCCCGTTCCGTCTAAGATAACCGTCCCAAGTTTCTCCGAGGTTGTGACGGGATCGGGAAAGGATTTCACATACGCGAGTCCACGTGAAAAGACAATCATGTGAACGCGCGTAGAGCTATTACAGGAACGAAGCGCGGTAACTGTAGCCCACGCTACTCCACCAGCCGCGATCCAAATAAGTGAGTAAAGACCCGTGGCGGAATCCTCAACGGAAGCGAGTTGGTAAGAGAGAACCGCCGTAGATGAGGGGGCGAAGGTTTCATAAGACCAAATCTTCCTAACCCTTCCGCCCGCGATTGTATCTCCGATCTTAGTTGAGAATCCCGAACGTGTTCTAAGGGACTTTTTCTCCGTTAAAACGAAATTAACGCACGAGGCGAACCGTTCCATGGAATCATCCACGGGGGAGCGATTCTCCCACAGACCTATATCCGGGGGAATTAGTTCATAGGAATCATAACGAGATTCTTTTGCCATTTTATCTTAGGTCCACGGTGACCAGGGGGAATAGAACTTAGGTGGCCTTCCCGAAGTAGCGGGGGCGTTTATCCCGGCAAAGGGATCTGGTTTTGGCCCCGGAGGTGTTGTAGAAGTGGGCGGGGGCGTAGTGGTACCACCTGGGGGCGGGGTTGTGTTGGTAAGATCACCCGTTCCTCCTCCCCCACCGTAGAGACTAATTCTGGATGCATCTTCGGCCTGTCTGGCGGCCCGCTCTTGTGCCCCGCTCTGTTGCGTAACCATCGTATCGTAGCCAACCGGAGGAAGTGGAGCCCCACCAGGAGCGCCGTTACCAGTGGATTGGAAGGATTGGTTATTATTATTTGCCGGACCTCCGTTTCCGCCGGGGAATTTATAGGCATTTAAGAGGGTCCAGATGGAATCCCCACTGGTATTAAGAGCTTGGGAGAAAATGTTTTGGTTAATATTCGATAGAGACGGAGTGGGGAACATTCCCTTAAACTTAGAATTATTCAATGTCTCTAGAATCTGCTCTGCGTCAAATTTCGTCTGTGGCGCGCCCTTCATTCGTAATCCATAAGTCTCTGGATTGGCCCCACTACCGTCAAAATCCCCTAATAGGTATTGGAAAAAAGCAGGGGCGTTTTCTTGCGGAGAGTAAAAATCTAATGCCTTTCCTTGATAAAATTGATCGTTACCGATTGTCCTCGAACCACCCCTTAGAACATCGGAGAGGGAGGGGAGGTTATTAAGGGAGAGGGCGTTATTAGTTGCGTTTAGATAATTTCTAACCTTCGTGGGATCACTAATATCATTAAAAACGTTGTAATTGGGGCCGTATCCAGAACCTAGCTGACCGGCAACGCTTCTAGAAAGGGAGTTAACATAATTTGCCACATCCTCGCGTTGCATCAGGGGGTATAGTTGGGAAATCGAATCTTGGGGGGCAAGAGAAGCGCGTTGCCCATTTTGCCCCGGTAGGAGAAAATTGCTAAGTACTCCTAAGTTATCTTTTGAGAGATATTTATTCGCATACTTGGGGTCATTGAAGATCTGCATAATCTGCGATAGATCCTCAAGTTCTGTTCCTGGAAGTTGATTAAAAATATCTTGACTCGGCGTAAGGGCGTAATTGGCGGGAGCGGGTCCATTAGCACCATCTGGGTCAACCCATTTCCACTTAAACCCCTGGGGCGGCGCACTTCCGGGAATAAAGGGAAGCCCGTCTTTACTATTTAATCCTACGAAATTCGCGGCGTTAAATGTCGGGTTCGCCTGTTGATTCATCTGGAGTTCCGCCATTCCAGGGAGGTTCATAGCGCGCCGCATCTCATCTGTGATGGTGGGGGCGTATTGATATTGACTCTGGGATTTAATGTAATTATCAATGGCCGTTAGATACGCCTGTCGTTGGGCATCGAGTGCCGGAAGTTGTGGCGGCGGTGGTGTTGGAGGTGGTGTAGTATTATCAGTTCCACCGCTGGGGGGAGGAGGTGGAGCGGATGGGGGAGGAGTTGTGACCACAGGACCACCACCCGGAGGCGTATTATTCCCACCCGCTGTTCCAGGTGAGGAAACCTGCGTAGCTCCACCTCTGGGGTTATTATGATACGCGATGGCGTCAGGGTTTAGGGGAGCCCCCATGGTTTGAATTCCATACTTCTGGAGCGCATTAGGGAGGTCCGCGTCGGGGATTTGATAGTGACCCCAAGCGCCTTGGCGAACCCCATAGACGATTGAGTAACCAGGACGGGGAGTCCATTGGGAGCCCGTTGGGAGTGCGAGTTGGCCGGGGTCACTTGTTACATTGTTAGCTTGATAGGTGACGGGGTTATTAGCTAGACCCGTGGGAACCTGAGAGAACATATCGGAGATAGGAGATACTGTACCAGGAGGTAAAGATGGACCCGTGGGGGCATTTGCGCCGAAGAGTCCACTTAGCCCACTTCCGGTTCCGGTATTTCCGCCACCAGTATTTGTAGGAAGTGTGCCCGCGAAAAGGGAATCCCACCAATTAGCGGCCCCGTTCTGTGAAGGGATATCGGCAGCAGTAGGTACGGTAAAATTTGCCATCTCTTATTAATTCTCCTTATCCTATTATCTCATCCTTTAGACTTAGGTTATTTTTTAACCAAGGGGCGAAGTGGAAAGATAACCCTCGGGGGAATCCTCCACTCCCTTGGAACCTTAAGGGAACCATAATCCATAATCGCCGCCCGCCCGACCGAGAAGGGATTCTGAGGGCGCAATTTGGGGGTCACCTTGATCGATTCCTTCATTTTTGGCCTCATCCATCATCGTCGAATTAGCGAGTTGGTATTGCATTTGCATTTTTTCATAATCACCCGTAGTTGCAAAGTAAACGTAGCGGAGAACATCGACCCACATTTGGATCTGGCTATCATAGTTGCCCCCATCCGAAGAGGGAACCGCTAGTGTCTGGTAATTATCCCGCGTGATAACCGGAGGGAAGGTTTTCATCGTCGCGGTGACCATGAAATCCGGGGCACAATGAGAACCCCCTGGGCGGGGCCACATCCTTAATGCTCTTGAGGAGGAATTGAAGGAGATCTGTTGGGGGAGGCCGATTAGATTGGTGGGATCTAATTCGCGTCGGGGATCAATCTTATTAATGACGGGAACCCCAGTGGTATTCCAACCTACAATTTGGGCGCGCATGATCTTTTCCATATTATCGGGGACAACTACAATAGGACGCCCGTAGTCTTGTTCATAAGGGATGAGCCAGAATGGGGCAAGATTAGCCTGGGTAAAGCGCCAATCGAAGCGCTTCCAGATGATGTTTTGCATCACATTCAGGAGATAAATACCTCTGGAATCCTCAATGATACGAGCCGTACCGATATTAGCGATTTGGGTTAGTTCGGCGTAGGTGTATGACATTACCTCGTATCCCCCTTCGCATCCGCGTAGACATCCCATTCATAAGTAAACTCCTCACTCTTTTTCATTTCATTTATGAGATACTCAAAATTCGCGAGTTCGCTTCCTAGCTTAGTGGAGCCGCGATCATCCCTAGTAATGTCGTATCCGCGCGTATCATCGGCGTATTTGTACGCATTAATGAGGACCCCACTCTTATAAACATGGAACCATCTATCATCTTGAACTAAACAAGCTGTGCCCGCATTTGCCGACGTAATCTTAGGCGGGTTCTTCTTATAATAGAGAAGAATCTTCTGCGTATCCGAAGGCATCGTCGAAGGAGGTTTGGGATAAATTCTAACAGTATTACTCCCCACAATAGGGGCTATGGAAATAGGCTGTCCCACGCGCCCCGGAGTTGCTGGTAAAAGGGGAACGATGGCGAGCGGCTTAAGAATCTTATCACTATTGAATAATTGGGCCAAATATAGATGGCCAAAATCCGAGGGAAAATTCCCCGTCACAGCGTAATCAATCGTATCCGCCGCCACCGTTATGGTATCTAGGTAACCAATAGTCCAAGGCCAAGCCGCCGCATTCCACAAACGAGAACATGCTTCGTCAAGGATTTGATATTGGACGCGGGAGAGATTCATCTCCTTTGTCATGTAATTGGCGTAGTTGAATGCTTCGTTTGGGGTATATGTGACGGCCATCTTCGCTTACCTTTCGTTAATACTTGGGACCACCGAAGTATTCCATATCACTCCGCAGGTGGGCCGGGATTGCGTCATAACTATCATACTGTTTCTTGCAGAACTGACAGAACGCGAGGAAGCCATTAAAAATCTGCCCATTCTTATCCTTCGCCGTTCCAAGCCGTTGCCCACGAATGAAGGAGATATTTTTCGCTGAGTGGGGGCAGTTCTCTTGAGCATGGGCCTGTTCAATCTTTGTCTTCGTGGCCTCTTCAACGTCGCGTTTGACACCCTCAAGGCGCTTCGCTTCCTTACGTTCCCACTCAAGTTTATTCTCCTCTTCCTCCTTCATCTCTTGGAGGAGCTTTCGGTATTGGAGTTTTTGCAACTCCGCTGTGTAATCTACCGTCTGGGTAGTCTTTGTTAAATCTTGTGCCATTCTCTTATGTAACCTTTCCTTATCTACTTAAAACTTCCACCCATTCTTAGAGTGAAGTGAATTCCAACTTTGCCTTGATGAGCGCCCAAACACCTTCTCTACCTCATTCGGTGTCGCAAGTTTCAACTCTACTATCTTCATCAAGATAGTTCGGTATCCCCGCGCGTGGGCATCGAAAGGGTTCTCTCCTTCCGTCTTATACTCCCACTTCCACCCAGGTAGTAGAGAACCGTCCTTAGATTCATGGCGGCGCGTTTCCGCATTCCATTTCATCTCCGGCATATCTATCGGCTTCAAGAGGGAGAGCGAGAAATCCCGCACCATCTCTCGTTTCACTACGACCGTAGAAAACTCGGGCACATCTACCTTTCCGTAAGCAGAGATGCGAATTAAGTTACCAGACGGGGACTGATAACATAGGCCCTTAAAGAGGGGGTTGATATCATTGAAAACGTAATGATCTCCGTTTGGTAATTTCCGAATCATCTTTTCAAACGAAGTAAAATGTAACGCTTTTCCCCTCTGGTGCGCCTTATCATCCACGGGGGCATCGGCATCAATCACTACAAGCGACCTTCGCTGTTCCTCAAGCCAATCCGTTACCTTTTGTTTATCCCGCGCGCAATCATCGAAGAATTTAAGCGCTTTCGCCTTATCTTCGTCTACGATCCCTACGTGTTTACGTCCGGCCATACTACTTAATGAATTCCTTCCAAAGTGTAAAAAGTGTTAAAAGGGCGGAATAGCCCCCAAGTGCGCCCATAAGATACTTCTCCACGTGACGTATCCTGTTCTCGTGGTCTTTCAACATATCCTGCTGCCCATTTACAACAACCTCTAATTTCTTGATGAGCCTATCGAATTCTTCTCGAATCACTGTGATTAGGTTATGCTCCATTTCGTTATTTTTTAATTTACCTCCGGGGGAGTTCCAGGGAATGTCGTTACGGCGACGATAGTGGGGGGTTCAAAGGTATTTGTTGTAACGGTGAACGTAGTAGAGGGCTCCGTGGTCATTAGTTGATAATTGATATCACATAACCACGCCACATATTCCGTATTCGGAGGGGTTATATCACTCGTATAGAAAACCTTCGTGTTCGTCTCGGGGGTCCCTAATTTGATACGAATCATATAGAACGGAGGGAGCGCGATGGGGGACACCATATCTGAGGGTTTCACGGTGGGCCAATTTGTTCCACCGCTTTGAGGGGGCACTACTCCTATAAGGAGCCACCCATCGAAGAGATCCCCATTGGACCAATATATCGTACCAGTTGCCGTTGATTTACGAGGTGCGCTCATCGTTATTTTCTAACTCCCTTATTCAATTTTACCTCATTTCGTTCCCTCATAGGATTAAAGAAAAACGCCCCAAAGGTTTGAGTTACCCCTGGGGCGCGTGAAAGAAGGAACGAAGGAATGAGACTAACCTAACAGTTTTTACGGGGCGGCTTGGGCGCAGGCATGGGCTTGGGCTTATTCTTCATCTCTTACGCCCCTACTGCGTTTCCGAGGTTATAAACCACCTCTACGACAACGCTTAGCTGAGTTGCGGCAGAACCATTTGAGCCCGCACCCGTGTTGGTGATCGTGATAGTATCACCCGCCACGAGAGCAAGATCAGCCGCCGTTGAGGTGAGAACGGGGTTAACGCTCGTGGTAAAGGCAGTAACACCGCTAGATCCGATGGAACGAGTGATGGACCCCGCGACGTTATTTGAGGAGATCACCCCCGCAGTACCAAGGACGTTTACAGCCGAACCAACCGCGACATTCTGGGGCCGCTTCGTTACAGTAATGGTATCCGTGCGATCCGAAGATTGGGTACAAAGTGCGGATGCAAAGACGCCCGTTACTGTGCCAGCGTAGGGGATAACGAAGGTAGCGGAACCCGTTGCGGCGGTGGCTTGATTAAGGACAAAGCGGGTTTTATAAGTACCTTCCGCATATCCCGTGGTTGCGACATTTCCGAGTAGTTTAAGTGATGTGGGCATTTTATTCTCCTTTTATCCGCTTAGAGCCCCAACCGCGTCGGCACATCCCAGGTTACATACCGGAAGTTACCACCGATACCAGAGGGACCTTCAGTTACCACACCTAGGAAGGTATAGCGATAGGAAACGATGGTGCCCATTTCGCCAGTGGGATCGTAGGGGGTAGGGCCACGACTGGAGATGGTGTTGATGCGGAACTTCTGGGTATTAGGATCTGTGACATCCGAGGGTGCGGCACCTTCCAGAGATGAGTAACCGACGCCGTTCTTGGCAAAGAGATAGGCGCGATAGGTATTCGGCGACCCAGCGGTAACATTCACATTCGTGGTACGGAGCCACTTAACGCCGTTGAACACGTCCCCACCCTGCTTACGCGCATTGGTGTCGCTATTAAGGAACTTAGGCGCGCCCTGGTACTTGAACATATCCGTGTAGCCGTTCACCGCTGGGTCATTCACTACGTCAAACCACGTGTAGGGGTGGAGGATACAAAGGAAATTACCATCATCGAAGGGTAGAAAATCACGACCTTGGAGGCGCGTATAGCCCCCGCGAACGTCCTCACTCGTTAGGTAAGTATCATTCGCGCTAATCACCGTGGAGGCATTGAAGTTGTCAATGACGGCCCGCATGATTAGGTCATTGGAGAGGCCCGCTTGATAACCGAGTAGATCGGAGGCATTCTCCGCAATCTGGTCAATCGCGGTGTCTTGGACGAAGCTCGAAAGGGACATGAACGCGGAATACTGGGACAGATCCCCGCCCACGATCTTAGAAGTCATCGTCAGAGACGTACCCACGGTGCCTTCACGGGAGGGGGTAGTGGAGCCCGTCATGTTGTCATAACGGAACCACTGACAGGTGCGCCCCACTCGTTTGGGCATCATATCGCTAAAGGCAGGTTCCTTAAAGCGAAACGTTTTCTGTGCCCGGTCAAGACCCACTTTTGAGTAGTACGTAGCTACTAGGTGGGCTAGCCCAGTGCTCGAAGTCGTTACACCAACAGGTACGTATGCCATATGTTAGAGTTTTCTCTCTTTCAATTTTAGTATAACATGGGGGATTTTTAATGATCCCCCACGTATAACTTAGATCGAGAGCCTTAAGTGGTTATGAAGGTGGGGTAGTAATCGGTGATCGCTTTTCGGATAGCGCCGATCTTATTCGTAGCGGTCATACCGGGCGTATTAACAATCTTACCTACGAGAATAACCCGCGCCTCATCGTCCATCTTAGGTGGCTTAGCCATCTGGAGGAACTCTTGGTAGTCGTAGCCGATCACGGAGTCACCGGAGGGAGTAACGATAAAGACGAAGGAACCATCCCGCACGGGGTAATCGATGGGGACCAGTTGGGGGTTACCTGCGATGTTAATTTCTACCGCCTCATCTGGAGTAAGGGAACGTTTAATGATATACGGAACACCCTGGGGGAACATATATGCGTGTTCCGTTAGGGTATTTACAACGGTGTAGTTATAGGTCGAAGTGAAGAGAGGATTATTGCGGTCAATCGGGGTGAGCGCAATCTTACCCTCTGGTGTGCGGGCAAAGAAGTTATATTCTAACGCCGCCCCAGAAACGGCCCCCCAGAAACCAAAGGGGTTTGAATAGATCGGGGACGGATCTCGCCACAACTTAGTGGGCTTCGTTGGGTTTCGTGGCGCGGGTTGACCGGGGGCCTTTTGAGCCCAATCGGCTTCATTCTTGAACCAGTTAATCCCGCCCGGAATTAGATCATAGATGGTGTAAGGCATAAATTAAACTCTCCCGCCTAGGGCCGCGATAGTGCGCTCCAGATCCTCCTTAGACATCTGTGGCGCAAGACGAACGGCCATATCTAACTGCGACGGAGGGGCACCACCATTCTGGATATTTGAGGTAGAGGGAGGGGGTGGTGGGGCTCCGTTAAAGTTATAACCCCCAGGCTGACCCGGTTGACCACCTTGACCTTGTAGGGTCTGTAGTAACTGTTGCCGCTGTTGTTCTCTAAAAGCGTTCTCATCGGGGATCAACTGCTTAGAAACCGCCCACGAACTTGCGATTTCCAAATTCTGGGCCGTAACAGGCATCCCGTTTTGTTTACAAACGGCCTCTAGGCCCGTCATGATGCGAGTATCACCGTAGAGGGGATGCGCCATCGTAAACCGTTGCCGCTCCAACTGTCCCTTCAATTCATCTAACTCCGCAAATCGGGACGAAAGCGCCGTCTCAAGCGTTCCCCGTGGATCACTCACCAATCGCTGAACAAACGCTACCGGATCGTCCTCACCCACTGGTGCTGTAGGTGTAGTAACTGATGGGGGAGGGGGAGGGGGAGGGGGAGTGGATTGTGCCGCCAATCGCGCCTCCCACTGTGACCGCTCATTTTGATAAGCCTGTGCAAACACCTGCATTCGCTTATCGAGTTCTCCCTGAAGCTCCTCGGGGGACTTAACACTAATTGTCTCGTTCCCAAATCGAACGTTAAGCGGAGCCCCCGATGGAGTAGATCCTGGACCACCTCCTTCCTTTTCTAAATACTTCGCAAGCGTGGCATCAAGGCCATTATCAACGGTTCCCGTGGGAGCCGGATTTAATACATCACTCATTTATATAAAACCTTTCCTAATCTCTTAAATTCAATTATACCGCTTCGCCCCACTTAGGAGCGCCCACCCAAGAAGGTTTCCTTACCTAGGGAACCCTCCGCGATCCAGGGGTGGTCATGATTATCTCGTTCATTCTCTGCGAAGAGAAATTGTTGCTGGCTTTCCGTTACCTTTTGGTAAACGGCTTCCCTTAAAGTTTTGATCTCACCGATGACGGAATTACATCCCCGAAGGTTATTAATTAACTGAATATCCTCATCCGTCGTGGAATCACACTCAAGAACCCCACGAGAGGTATCCGCGAGGGATTCATCGAGGATCTTCTCTAGGATTGCGTATCCTGGGGAGAGGAACATCTGGTGAAGGGCACTTAGGGCCGCTTGGTTTAGATTATCGAATTCCATTTAGTTACGTTTTATCCCCACGTTTCCTATCAGTTTGTACTGCGGAACGTCGAACGCGAACATTACCAACGCGGGGTTCATTCTCCTTCAATTTCAAATTCTGCGCATGGGATTCTTCCTTTTGCCTGAGCGCCTGTCGATTCATGAGCGCCTTCGTTTGAAGATTCATTCCCATCTCACTTTGCTTCGCTCGGAGCCCCATTTGATGCTCTTGGGCTTTCATTTGGATCTCCCCTTGCTTAGCTCTTAGTTTAGCCTGATCCATGAAGATTTTCAACTGCGCAACGGCTTGTTTAGCCCGTATATCCTGTTCCTTCATTTGGATATCTTTTTCCTTGAGGGCCATCTCCGCTTGGGTTTCCATTTGTTTCATCTGGATTTCCTCAGGCGTAGGGCCGCTCCCCTGGGTTTTCATTTGGGCGATCTGGAGAGCGGTTTGGTTCTTTTGCGCTTCACCTTGGGCTTTCATCTGGCCCATTTGGAGGCGCGTTTGGGATTCGAGTTGGGCTTTAGCCATCTCAGCAGGTTGTTTGGCTTGTTCTTGAGCCTGTTGCTGCTGCTGCATGAATTGCTGTTCTTCGGGGGTTAGTTGACGGACGATGTTATAACGACGAGGGACACCTGTGGCGTCCATTAACATTTGGATGAGTTCTCCGAAATCAACCGTTTGGCCGCTTTGGTTTAACATCCCGATAACTTGCCCATTCATCACATTTTGGGCCACGAATTGGTACATCTGCGTGAGACGATCACGGGAGAGCATCTTTGAAGCCGCGCGCGCACGTACACGAGTGGCGCTCTTGAAGGCTTCCGCGCTAACTTGTAAAAATCTAACATCCTCGGGGTTATTCGGGTTCCTCACCACACCGGGAACAGTATCTTGGGAGGTAAGGTGGATCTCGCTCATCTTGAGGGCCTTCCACACCGAGGGAATGATGCCGTAGTTCTCGAAGTTATCCACGAGTGGGTAGAGACGAATGGCGCTCCCTTGCAACTGCGTATTGACCCCTGAAGCGGTACGATTTGCATTCGAGGGGGACGGCATCCCACTTAGCATCGAGTTAATCCCCGTCTTACGATCCGCACTATTTTGGATAAACCCAATCTCTTGGAAGATATCCTTCGTCACATCCTGTTGTTGAATTGCATTAAACTTCTCTGGCTCATCCATCTGGTACATCGACCCAGGCCCCCAGGTTTGCATCTGAGGAGTGAACATAAACCCACGTGGGACGGCCCTTGGGGGGAATAGGGAAAGGGTAACCTGATCGAGGCGCGCATTCACTAGGGATTCTAGGTAACGGTGATTCGCCTCTTGCATATCGGCAATAGATAGAGAATAGGGGGAGGAGGTATAGACGTAACAGGGAATGAGAACATAGGGGATGAACCCATAGATGTTCTTATCCTTATACATCACGACCCGTCGATTAAGAATCCAAATGATCTCACCTCCCGTATAATATTGGAGGAGTTCGATTCGCTTCTGAGATGGTACCGGAGAATTGTCTGATGATCCTACGGAGTAATTGACCCCATGAAGGGATTCCTTAAATTCCTTTCCCCTATCCCCATCCGTCTTTGTCAAGCCCTGCGAGAGCGTCCAAAGGGCGTCCTTATCGGGAATGAACATCCGTTTATCATTCCGAAACATCTCTAATTCGTCTATCGTAAGGAAGGTGCGTTCGATGACGGCCCTAGCCCGGTCGATGAAAGGCCCCGGACAAGCGGGATCGAAGTAGATATTACGGGGATCTTTACGCGTGATAAAGGGGATCTTTTTATCAGAGTTAAATTCTACCTTCAGAATTCCCGCGCCGTATAGTAACTGATCTTTGGCGGCATTCTTATACTCAATCTCCGCGCTCATCTGGTTCAACTGGGGGTAGTTGAAGGCATAATCCATATAAGCCCCTTGTTGACGTGCCGCCTTGGGGTCCCCACCTACGTCCGCCTCGATTGAGAAATACTCCGGCTGAGAGAATAGGGACTGACAAATCATCGCATAGGCAGCTTCCACTTGCTCAGAGACAATCCCGGAGCCAAGGTTTGACCGAAGGAGCTTCGTATTTGGCCAGTAACGTGGCTCCACATAGGCGCAATAGAGGGCATCATTGAGCCTCCACCTGCGTTCTGTCGAAGTTCGCTCACGTTCGTAGTAGTAAAAATCCTGGAGAACCTTCGTTAGAGCATATTCGTTAGAAATCTCCTGGGAAGAGAGCTTGAGCGGGGCCGCATCGAGAGAAATTATCTCCGTCTCGGGGACTACACCGTATTCGGGCACGTTTTACTTTCCCTTCGCGTTATTTTGGGGTACGTATGGGGTCGTGGAGGGGGTCCCATCGGCGTTATTGAAGGCCATCTTATAGATAATGAGGACATTTAGGGCCAATTTGGCCGCACTTGCGATTTCCGGGGGGATATCCGGGTTAGATTTCGCGAGAGTTTCCGCAATTTCAATCGCGACGGTGGAACCAAGGGCCGCTTTGAGGCCAAATCCCACCTTTGAGGCACCTTTTCCGAGCTTTTTTAGCCATCCCATCTTATCAATAATTCTCCTACATCAATTTTACCATCTATTTACCCTCGGAAGTTTCCGTAGAAGGATTCGATGAGGTTATCGGGGGTTACTATACAGGTGGAATCGGAGTTAAAGGGGCCTGTGTCCATAGGAAGATTGCCGGTGGCTATGATAAATTCGGTTACGGCGGCGGGATCGTCAAAAATGGGGACGTATTCGTTTGGAACCGTAGATTTTCCATACTCCTTACCGAACCAATCCCGAGTATCGAATATATCTGAGATGGCATCCAAGATATCGTCCGACGTAGAACGGGGAAATTCGCGAAGTTCTTGGATTAGCCCCGCCCACGCTGTATCTGTGATCTTATCTTTCACAAACCGGATATCACCAGTCTTATAAGGCTGTTGAAGGGTGAGTCGAATACGCTCCTCCTTCTCCTTATTCGCGGGCCTTTTCGTCCATCTGATTGAAGGTTTGTAGTTGGAGGGATTTGTTTGCCATTCCCGCTCCAACGCGACACGTAAGCCACGTGTGAAATTAACCTCTTCCATTACTAGATAGGTGGGACGAAGTTTGTTACAAATGCTGAGTAAATATTTAACGCTTTCATGGGGTTGCCACTTTTCTCTCACCAACATATCTATATAAGTGCGCCCTACCCTATCGATAGTGGCGTGGGCAAAGACGGTCCAATTGGCGCGCTCACTCACCGTCTCGGCGAAATCCACCGAAAGTATGGAATACGACTTCGCTATGGATTCATACTCAAACCGTGGACACACCGAGGGGCGCTCATATTTATCATCTTTCATCACAACAGGAAAATCGGCCACACCACCGCGCCCACCTATCGGGTTATTTCTCATTTGGGCGCTGAAGTTCACGGGATCTTCCTCCTCATTGAGGAGTAATTTTTTAACCGACCCAAAGCGATTTGCGAGATTTGGGGGATAGACGGGGATTGGTTTCCCACTCTCGTCTAATTTATCCGGTAGAGATAACTCCTCGGGGGTGTACTTCCGTTTCTCGTAGGGGATATTCGGCATAAAAATCCCACGACAATAAACGGCCCACTCACTTTCCCCATCCCGCGCGAGTTGCTTTTTGTGGTTATTAAGAATGTGCCCATAGAGATCCCCGAAGTGATAGCGGGTTCCCTCTACGTCGATCCAATAACCGAGGCCAATTAATAGATACTCGGCTACCCCAAACTTACTAATGGTTTTAAGGCACTGATCTAAGGTTTCGGTATTCTGCGGCTCCACTACGTCAGAATACTTACACACTTCAAAGTGATACCCAGCAAGGCCAGCATCGAGTGAAGCCGCCATTACAGAGGATTCTCTTCGCGTAGATCCCCGCTTACGTTCTATGTCCCAAATATTGAATTCAGACTTGGTGCCGAATTGATAAATTTTATCCTTTGGGGGGCATAGCTCAGGGAACAGGGCGCGGAATTTCCCGTTGAATTGGAAATGTTCCTTGATCCCGCCTACGATGGTTTCCGCCTTCTCAAGTTTATACTGGAAGATCGCTACACAGGCGGCGGGGTAATTTAATAACCATTGCATCGTGTGACCGCCGCAATTGATCTCAGTCTTAAACGCGCCCCGGTGATCTAAGATGAGACGACGGCGCGGCCCCACTAGATCCTCCATATTAGGAACAAGGGGCTTATAGATCCATTTCCCTCCGATAAACTTATCATGCTCCATGGCTTGTTCTTTCGTTTTCGCCTTGGGGAACTTCTGGAGGATATCTATTAGACCCCCATTGAACTCCTGGGAGATTAAATTTTTACCCAGGACGTTATTCTCTAAGTAGAGGAGGTCAGTCCTTGCGCGCCAACGGGATACTCCCAATTGTCGAATCTCGCGGGAGGATAACTTGAGGAGATCTATATCGTCATTCCGAGAGATCTCATCGATTAATTCTTTGGCCATCGTTTTTATCTAATTGTAATCCACGTATTGACGCGATTTAATCCGCCCATCACAGGTCACAGTAACCGTATAGGGCGCGGCAGATAGGCTAATGGGGGTGTGAGTACGGTAGCGATTAGTCCCGCCAGCGTCAGTCCAATTATCAACGACGGAGTTAGTGTTGGTATTCACTATCTCTCCGGTACAAGCGCTTGAGCCGTAGGAAGTATAAGCAATGCCGCCCGGATTAGCGCGGGTTATCTTCATTTCCATGTAATGATAATCTGGAGTTCCGGCTTCTGCTCCACCCGAGGCATAATCAACTTGAGTCCAATT